CCGGCGCCGGCCCCGACCGAGCTGATCCCTGCGACCCCGACGCTCGGCATCAAGGCCCAGCGGAAGGCGGACGCGCACACCGCGGAGGTCGGGTCGGCCTGGGAGCGAGTCCTCCCGCAGTCGCCGCCGCCTGACCGCCTGCAGTGAGCGGGGTCGACACCGAGTTCGAGCTACCTCCCGAGCTGGAGGACGACGGGTCGCTGGCCGATCTGGAGGACAACGTCCCCGGGTCGGACATGCGTTGCTCGGACTGGTGGGACCGCTTGCGGCGCGGCCAGTCGCCGGTCGCGATGGAGAAGCTCCCCCTCTTCGGTGACCGTGGCGAGACCGCCGTCCAGGCGCTGAAGATGCTCAAGGTCGCGGACCTGCCGGGGACCCCGACGATGGCCGAGGCCGGCGGCGACTGGTTCTTCGACATCACCCGCGCGCTCTTCGGGTCCGTCAACCCCGAGACGGGGATGCGATCGATCCGCGAGATCTTCGTCCTGATCTCGAAGAAGAACTCGAAGACCAGCTATTCGGCGCTGCTGATGCTCGTCGCCCTGCTGCTCAACACGCGGCCGGGCGCGAAGTTCTTCTTCATCGCGCCGGTCCAGGACACCGCGGACCTCGCGTTCTCGCAGGCGTCCGGCGCGATCGACCTCGACCCGGTCCTGCAGAAGAAGCTCCACGTCAAGCATCACCTCAAGGAGATCGAGCATCGCGTCACCGGCGCCGTGCTGAAGATCGTCACCTTCGACCCGAAGACGACGACCGGGATCAAGGTCAGCGGCGGCGTCATGATCGACGAGATCCACGTCATCGCGAAGATGGGCCAGAAGGCGAATTCCGCGCTCGGCCAGATCATCGGCGGCATGCTCCCGTTCCCGGAGGCCTTCTGCCTCTACACGACGACGCAGGCCGACGAGCCGCCGCAGGGCGTCTTCGCATCGAAGCTGCGCGAGGCGCGAGAGATGCGCGACGGGCTCCGCACCGGCCGCCTCCTGCCGATCCTCTACGAGTTCCCGGAGAAGCTGCAGCGCAGCGAGGCCCAGCTCTGGAAGGACCCGCGGTTCTGGAAGTTCATCACCCCGAACATGGGACGCAGCATCCGGCTCCCGGACCTGATCGAGGCCTTCAAGACGGCCCAGGAGGACGGCGAGCAGGAGTTCCGGCGCTGGTGTTCGCAGCACCTGAACATCCAGATCGGGATCGCGATCCACGCGCACGCCTGGGCCGGGACCCGGTACTGGGAGCAGCAGGGGACCGTCGTCGAGCTGAAGGGGCTGGCCGGCCTGCAGTACCTGATCGCGAACTCGGAGGTCATCACCGCGGGGGTCGACGGCGGCGGCCTCGACGACATGCTCGGCCTCGCGCTGCTGGGCCGGCGCAAGGATGGGAAATGGCTCCTCTGGACGCGCGCCTGGATCCAGGAGGACGTACTCGACCTGCGGAAGTCGGAGTCAGCGCGCTTCCGGGACTTCGAGCGCGACGGCGACCTCGTGATCTGCAAGCTCCCCGGCGAGGACGTCGTCCAGGTCGCCGACATCATCGAGAAGGTCGAGAAGGCGCGGCTCCTCGACAAGATCGGCGTCGACCAAGCCGGGATCGCGGCGATCGTGCAGGAGATCGTCGACCGGAAGATCGCGATCGAGCGGATCGTCGGCGTCCCCCAGGGCTGGAAGCTGGTCGGCGCCATCAAAACCACGGAACGCAAGCTCAAAAGCGGCGATCTGTTTCACGGTGGGACCCGGTTGATGGCATACTCCGCCGGCAATGCGAAAGCGGTCCCGCGCGGAAACGCGATGATGATCGACAAGCAGACCTGCGGGACCGCGAAGATCGATCCGCTGATGGCGACGTTCAACGCGGTCACGCTGATGACCATGGACCCGAAGCCGCTGCGCAAGGAATTCCAGGTCATGGTCTATTAAAGGGTGAACCCTATGAAGCTGAAGCGCGCATTTGCAACCCTCCAGGTCAAAGCGACGGATTCCGCCGACGGCAAACGGAAGTTCTCCGGCATCGCCTCGACGATCTCCACCGACCGGATGGATGACGTCGTCGTCCCAGGCGGCGCGAAGTTCAAGCTCCCGATCCCCCTGCTGTGGCAGCACAACAGCCGCGAGCCGATCGGATGGGTCACCGCGGTCCGCATCAACGGGAAGCAGATCTCGGTCGACTGCGAGATGCACGTCGAGACCGAACCCGGCAAGCTCAAGGATCGCCTCGATGAGGCGTGGCAGTGCATCAAGGCCGGCCTCGTCCAGGGCCTGTCGATCGGCTTCAACCCCATCAAGTCGGCGCGCATCGACGGCACCTGGGGCACGGAGTTCCTCGAATGGGAGTGGCTCGAACTGTCGGCGGTGACCATCGCCGCGAACGTCGAGGCTTCCATCACCAGCATCAAGTCCGCTGACGATCTCTCGCTGGCCGCGTCCGGCCGTGAGCAAGAGTTCGACGACGGGCGTGACCCTTCCGCGGCGGCACGCGGGCAGAAACCGACGGTCTCGAAAGCCGTCACCCTCCTCAATCCTCGTAGCCAGAAAGGGCACGAAATGAACATCGCAGAACAGATCAAGGCTCTCGAAGCCACGCGCAGCGCCAAGGCCGCCGCCGCCATGACCATCATGAGCAAGGCCGCGACCGAAGGCCGCAGCACCGATGCCGAAGAGGCATCCCAGTACGACGAGATCGCCGCCGAGATCAAGAAGATCGACAGCGACCTCGAACGTCTCCGCAGCCTGGAGAAGATGCAGCTCGCCACGGCGACCACCGTCGACACCTCGCGCGTCAACGACCCGGCCGCGGCCGCCGTCGTCCGCAGCGGTGCCGATCGCGGCGTCGACATCGGCGAGCGCGGCATCATCTCCGTCCGCCGCAACCTGCCGAAGGGAACGTCCTTCACCCGCTTCGTCCAGGCCATGGCCCGCACGAAGGGCAACATCTTCGAGGCGAACCACGTCGTCTCGTCGCTGTGCGCCAAGGGCGGCGCGTGGCACGACACGCCCGAACTCGTGAACGTCATGAAGGCCGCGTCCGACTACGGCACGACGACCGACACCGACTTCGCGTCGAAACTGGTGTACTACACCAACATGGTCGACGAGTTCGTCGAGCTGCTGCGCCCGGCGACGATCCTCGGCAAGTTCGGCCAGAACGGCGTCCCCGCGCTGCGCCGCGTGCCGATGAACATCCGCATGGTCACCCAGACCGGCGGCGGGACCTACGGCTGGGTCGGTGAAGGCGCCGCGAAGCCGGTCGGCGAGCTGACCCTCGGCGAGGTGACCCTCCGCTGGGCGAAGGCGGCCGGCATCATCGTTCTGTCCGACGAGCTGGTGAAGTTCTCGTCCCCCTCGGCCGAGGAAGTCGTCCGTCGCGACATGATCGAAGGCATGGCCCAGTTCCTGGACCGCCAGTTCATCGATCCGCAGATCGCCGCCGTCGCGAACGTGTCGCCGGCCTCGATCACGAACGGCGTCACCGACGTCCCGTCGACCGGCACGACCGCCGACGCGATGCGGACCGACGTGAACACGCTCTATGCGAAGTTCCCGGCGGCGACCCTGAACATGGCGTCCGGCGTCTGGATCATGTCGCAGCGCCGCGCGATCGCGATCTCGCTGATGCGCAACACGCTGGGCCAGAAGGAATACCCGGACATGACCCCGCTCGGCGGCACGTTCGAGGGCTTCCCGGTGATCGTGTCCGAGAACGTTCCGGACGACAGCGCCGGCGGCATGATGGTGTTCGTCCTCGCGAACGAGATCTTCTACAGCGATGACGGCCCCGTCACCATCGACGCGAGCCGCGAGGCCTCGCTGCAGATGAACACCACGCCGGACAACCCGACCACCGCGTCGACCGTCATGGTCAGCCTCTGGCAGCGCAACCTCGTCGGCCTGCGCGCCGAGCGTTACGCGAACTGGCAGAAGCGCCGCGCCCAGGCGGTGCAGTACATCTCCAGCGCCGCTTACGTCGACTGATCTGCATCCGCAGTTGCCCAACGACGACCAGCCCTTCGGGGCTGGTTTTTTTAGGAGAGCCGAATCATGGAAGACCTCAAGACCAAGCACCTTGTCGCGACGCGCCGCTTCCCCTACCAGACGCGACACCTCGCCGCCGACGAACACTTCGTCGCCGCGTCCGAACGCGACGCGCAGATCCTGACCGCCGTCGGCCGCGCCCGCTACGCGACGAAGGACGAGATCGCCGGCAACACCGGCGACGAGCAGGCCTCGACCTCGAAGACCGCCGCGAAGACCCCCGCCAAAGCCAAGGCCTCGCAGCCTGCCGCGAAGAAGCCGGCCACCGCGCCCGCCGCGCCGACCACGGCCCCCGCACCGGCGCCGGCCCAGGCCGAGCAGCACCAGCGCCGCGCCAGCGATGACGGCCAGCCCGCGGCCGGAACCCAGGTTCCCGTCCAGCCGCCGAGCCCCGGCGCCGTCGGTCCGATGACGACCGGCTCCTCGCCGCTGGTCCCGGATCACATCCGCGGCGGCAACGAACCGGCCGCCGGCGACAAGCCCGCCGACGAAGCTCCGAAGACGGAGCAGTGATGGCGGAGGTCGTCGTCGAGGTGAAGGTCCCGCGCCTGACCCGCGCGCTTCTGGCCGCCGCATCTGCAGCACTGAGCCCGGTGACGTGGCTCCTGC